CGCCTTTCTTCTTCTGGTACTCGAACTGCTGACCTGCGAAGTCGCCGTTTTCGACGCCCAGCGAAAGACCCTGATCCTTGGTCTGCCAGTCGCCGCCCCAAATCGAAGCGCCTACTTTGCCGCCCAATATCGAGCCAAGCGCCGCACCAATAATCGTACCGATGCCCGGAAGAATCATTGTCCCAAGCGCAGCGCCGCCGTAAAAGCCGCCAACAGCGCCGGCTGCACCGGTCACGCCACCTTTAAGCCCGGCTTGCTGATAGCCTGCTATCGCACCACCAACCCCGGCCATGACGGGGCCGGCATAGCCGTAGTTCCCCGCCGCGTAGTTCTGACCTGTCACCCAGCTGGACATTTCTGCCCCGGTGTAACCCGCTGCGGATGCGCCTGAAGCCAAGCTGCTCGCCGTGTTGGATACCGCAGAAGCTGCGCCACTACTGAATAGACCGCTGAGACCGTTGCTGACATAAGTGGAGCCGTTGCTGATGGCCCCCTGCATACCGCCGAGAAAGCCTTCACCGGCAGACCACCCCGCCGACACAGCACTACCAAAACCAGACGTCGCGGTGCTGTAGATGCTTTTGCCGGCACTGAGCAGGTTTTCAAAACTGAAGCCGCCACCGCTCGAGCCACCGAACAACCCAGATGACTGAGCAGATAGCCCACCCACTCCCAGTGATGCCCCGATCTGCATGATGATCGGCTTGGTGATCGCCATGTGTGCCAGTTCGGCCAGCAATTGCTTGAAGCCATCCTTCAGGCTCGTGGCAAAACCACTGAAACCGTCATCGATGTTTTTCCAGGCGTCGGCGAACGCACTATCTACCCGGTCGACGGCCCCTTCGGTGAACTGCCCCCAGGCGGTCGCGGCGTTTTTGTTTTGCTCATATTCAAGGGCAAGCTTTGCCAAAGTATCTTGGTATAAAGCTGTATCCCCAGTGCCTGAAGCGATAGCGGCGTTGAGCGCTTCCTGCTCCTTCGTATAATCGCGCAGCAGCTTTACCTGCGGATTCAGCCGGTCAACGATCCCTTCAATAGAGTTGGCCTGCTCCAGCGCCTTGTTGGCCGCCAGCTGAGCTTTTGTCTGCTCAAGTAACTGCGCATATTCCTTGCTGCCGTACTCGATCTTCTTGCCCGAAAGCGCGATAGACATCGACTTCTGGATGTTGAAGGTTTCGAGAGCGTCAGCCCCCTGGAGTGTTGCAGTAGCCTGGGCAAGCGTGTTGGTTGTTTCAGCGCGCATGCTGGCGATGGACTGATCGATGTCCAGGCGATCTTTGGCGTCGGCTTCGCGGTTCACTGCCGCAGTGACAGCGTCACGCGCGCCGGCACCAGTCTTGAGCAGCTCCTCTTCGATCTTCTGCTGGATCGTCAGCTCGCGAACGTTGTCAGCGCCGGCCAGATAGGCGTCGGCCATGGCGTTCGTGGAGCTGGTGGTGATATCAGTTTGAGAGAGCAGTTCAACGAGTGCGGCTGCTTTCGCCTTGGCGTCCTTGACCGATACTTTCTCAAGCTGGCTGCCAGCGCGCATCGATTCGTTGCCGCGGTCGATCGCAGCAGCCTTCAGTTCTGCCGCTTGCAGGTCGGTGGCGCTGAGCTTGATGAATCCGGCCTGAACGTTAGCCCGGAGCTTTTCAACTTCGGTAACTTTGCCCACCAATGCAGCTTGGCGGCCAAGGCTTTCGACATAGGTCGAGCCCGCCTTGTCGCTGGCAAATCGAGCACCATCAGCTTCCGACTTCAACTTTTGATAAGCGCCCTCAAGTGCGGCAACCTTCTCAGTCGGCTCCGTCAGCCACTGCTTGCTGATACTCCCGGCATCAAAACTCTTCTGGAAGCCATCCAGCTCTTTTTTGGCCTTATCGAGTTGGCCACCTACATCCCCAAGTTTTGCTTGGATGTCCCCATAAGGCAGTGTCTCCAAGTTCCCCGGGAGCATGTTGCGAGTGGCGTTTCTGATTCGAGTGGCGGCCTGCTCAGTTGCGCTGGCCGCTGTGCCCATCCCTGTCTTGGCTTTGTCGCCGAAATCAAGGAACGAGAGTGCCGCTGCGCCGACCGTAAGCGCGATACCTACCGGGCCTCCCATCAAACCTAGAATTCGACTTCCCGCACCGACTGCGGCTGCAGTGGCAACGGAAGAGGCCTTTTGCGCGGCCGCCAGCCTCAGCTGCGCGGCAGAGTTTGCGTTTGTTGCTGCCGTGATCTCGACATGGGAGGCGAATGCGGCGTGACGAGCAGTGGTCGCTCGCAAATTTGAAGCCGCTTCAATTGCCTCTGACTCAGCCAATGCAAGAGAGGCGGTGGCCGCCGCATGTTTTGCTACAACGTCACGCGCAAATGCTACAGAGCTGGTTCCAATAGCCGCAACACTGCGACCGATAGCGATAAACAGACCGGTTTCGAGCGCTTGAGTAACGGCCCCAACGTTCTCATTGAGGAATTTCAGGGAGCCAACATAGCCATCAACTGCAAGGCCGAACGCTGGCTGTCCTGCCTCACCCAAGGCGACCTTAAAGTCTTCAAGAAGACGGGTAGAAGACTGCCACTTTTTCCCGGCATTGGTTAGGGAGGCTTCATAAGCCCCCGCAATATTCTTGCCTGCTTCCATGGCGGCATTCACGCCGGCCTGAGTCTTTTCGGTCGTCGTCAGCTGGTCGGCGTTTTTCCCGAGTTGCTTGGCCAGATTGTCATAGCTCTGCTGGAAATTGACGTTCAGCCCCAGAGTCTCAAGGGTTTCCTTTTCTGCTGACTGGATGCCTTTGATCAGTCGCTCGAATGCCTCGGACGAGTTTGTGTTGCCGACAACGGCTGCGTCCTGAGCAAGTTTGGCAAGCTTGGTCGCCTGAGCTAGGTCGATATTTGCGCCCATCATTTTGATGATGTTATTGCGCGACTGGATAGCTGAGATGCCCACCTTTCTAAGTTCGCCATCGAGCGCCGCTATCTCGACCGCCGAACGATTGGTGTTTCCTGCAACCGTATTCACCACCAGACCAAGCTGGTCATAACGAGATGCAAGCGTTACCGCTTCGGAGATCGCACTGCCAAGCTTGAGAGCGCCGAAGGCTGCAACCGCTGACTTTGCCAGAGAGTTGATGCCAACCTCGGTTTTTGTCGCTTGACGCTCAAGGGCCGAGAGATCAGTCCCGGCCTTTGCTGCCTGGGTACTATCTACCGTTATTACGAGGCGGGCCGATTCGGTCATACTTTTCTCCGGGCAATAAAAAACCGCACGAAGGCGGTTTGTGTTTTCTGTCTCGCTACATCTGATTAAAGCGGCAGAGTCGCAAATTACCGCATAAGCAGATGCCTCACGCCTCACTCATCACCCGGCAGTGAATGCCATCCATCTTCATCAGCACCCGAGCCTCTTCCGGCTCGATCTGTCGATCCATCATCCGCGTCCAGGCGTCCATTTCCTGCCAGGTCAGCGGATCGCTGGTGCGTTTGAGTTCCCAGTACAAGCCGGCCAGATAGCCCATGCCCTCGGGCATTGTTGGTATATCCAGCTCCCGAGGTTTGTGCTTGGTCATCTCCCAGACCCGCGTCAGATGATCGCGAGTGGTGGCAGTGGAGCCCTTGACCGGCTTGTTGAGCTTGGCCTCCCCTTCCCAGTGACTTAGGAGGCTTTCAACTCTGGAGCGAAAAAACGGGCGCGGTCGCTCGCCAGTCGCTCAACATCATTTGCCAGGCCGGGGTTGTTGAGCAGCAGCTCCGCGATGGCTTCTTTGGAGTACGGCACAGGCAGCGACCAGTCGAACGCCAGCGCGGTTCGGTAGTGCAGATTGGCACGCTGAGAGATGGCGGCCTCCTCTTCGGCCGACATGCCTTCCTTGCCCTCATCGCGCAGGATGCGGGTCGCTTCCAGCAGGGCTTTACGCGCCGCCGGCGCATCGGCACCCAGCACCATCAAGTGGTATTCGGTTTCAGTGCCGTCCGGCAGGGTCAGCGGCAGCTTCTTGCCCTTCTCCAGCGCGCCCAGGGTGAAGAAGTCGGACAGAGCAAATGGCTTGATGGTTTCAGCTGGTTTGGTTTTGGTGGACATTCAGTGGATCTCCAGAAACAAGAAAGCCCGCACTTAGCGGGCTTGAGGGGATTGGTTCGATTACACGCCGGTGCGCGTGATCATCATGGTGGTGGCCAGCACGTCGTCGTAACCGGCACTCACGGTGTACTGCGGGATGATTGCGCCCGGGCCGCTGGTTTGCTTCTGGCCCTGGGTGTAACGGACCCTTGGCAATTCCAGGGTGTAGCTGTCAGCGCCTTCGGTGAACTCGATCGCATGAGAGGTGGAAGTCTCGTCGAGAACCTTGTCCCAAAGCACGGGGTCGACCAGGTAAGCGCTCATCGAGCCGCTGACCACAGCCACACCGTTGGAGATGTCAAAAGCCTCGCGACTGCCAAGCGCAAACAGCGCCTCCATGCCGTTATCCAGGTCAACACTCCATTCGGTCGCGTAAGCCACCGCAACACCGCCCTCGGTCAGCGCCAGGTTGGTGGTGGTCATGGTGTCGGTCGCTGTGGCTGCCACGTAAGTTGAGCCAACTGGAACGGTGTACTTCTCAGCCTTGGTGCCCATCATGCTGAAGGTGACACCGACCTTGGCGTTCAGCGGGGAGCTGATCGCCATTTTGCTGACTCGGCAGCCGTGATAGCAGTAATCGACGCCGATATCGGTGTGACGCTCAAGGATCGCGAACGAGCGCTCGACCTTGCCGATTTTCAGAACATTGGCTGTCCAAGTGCCTTGCATGGCAGCCTGGATCAGGTCGTCAAAGCTGGCGAACGACAACTCGACGGCGATATCGCCGGCCACGCTGTAGGTGCCGCCGCGGCTCGGAGGGCGCTGGCGGGACTGGTTCATCTCCGCTGTGTCGATCTGGTTGATGTTCGGGGTCAGGCCGGCGCTGACGAAACGAATCGGCTTCCAGGCCGGAGTAACAGGTACAGCACCCGCCACCTCCTCGACGTAGTAATACTGAACGGCCGAGCCGTTGGCTAACTTGCCCATTTAGGGATCCTCTTAACGAAAAAACCCGCTCAATGGGCGGGGTGTGGGTGTTGCTTTTGGCGGGGTTAAACGGTCGGAAAGATCCAGGCCGTGTAGTAAACGAAAATGCTGACGCCAGTCCAGACGGCCTCGGGCGTGATCTTCGAGCGCTCAGCCTTGCGGATGTGCACTCGCTGGCCCTGGTATTCGAGACCGAGGCCCGGCGTGTAGAAGTTGAGCGCCTTATCGACATCGGCCAGGATCGGCCCGGTACCGGTGTTGTTCGGGTGGTAGATATCGATTTGCAGGTAACCGCTGCGTTCGACCGGGTTCACGCCGCCGAATGCGGCCGGCTCTCGACCGGTTGGCATATCGGTAAGGCGGGCCCAGGGTTGGCCCGCAGGCTTGGTGAACGGCTTGTCTTCCATGGCGGTTCGGCTTGCAGGGTAGAGGTTGCTTGCAAGGTAGGCCGATACGAGCGCGGAGTTGATTTTTGATTCAGACATGGCTCAGACCTTGTTCTTTTCGATGGCGGCGGCAACGATCTTCGAAACGCGATCCATGTTGCCTCTCACCATGCCAGCGCTCGCCTGCTTCGAGCTCCCATTCTCAAGCTCCTCGATGTACGGCAAGGCATTAGACAGATAGGTCTCTTGGCCAGCGCCGGGCGGCGTATTGGCAATGACCTCAGCAATCGCCACACCGGCGCCGAGCCGATCTTCAACTCCGTCGGATGGCTTGCCGACTGTCGTCGCCCAGGCGCCCCTTGCCGCCCCAGTCAGGACAGGAGTCGACTTAATCACGCCACTGAACAGCTCGACGGTTGCGGCTCGGACAATCTTGTTGTGTGCCGTCTCGGTCTTCACGGTGAAGCGCCGGACATCGTCAGAGAATCCCATCAGCGCCTCCCGTGGATTTCATAGAGCAGCGGCGTGCCTGCCGGGTTGGTGGTCTTGATGCCCGTAATGGCCCAAGTAAATCCGCCAGCATCAATCGTCGTCGTCATGGTGGGCTCCCAATCAAGCCCTTTCGCGGCGAGCATGATCTTCTTGTCACCCTGCTGAATTAGTGAGCCGGCAGCGTTAATGATGCCCGCCTCCTGTACTGAGTAATCCAGCAGGATCAGTTGGCCGGTTTGCGTGAGCGTTACCGGGTCGGCGCCGAAGCCGGTTACCGGGTCGTACTCCCCTTCCATCACGTTTTTCAGTGTTCCAGCCTGACCAAACTCCGCTATCAGCTCGAGCGTGACATCGGCCATCTCGTCATAGAAGGCGCTCATCAGCCGCGAACCATGCGAATCTGGCTGCCGCCCATGTACGGCTTCAGCAGCGCCAGAGCGAACGACTCGCCCGCGCTGATCGTTGAGCTTCCTTGGGCATAGGTCGTACTCTTCGAAACCACGTCGACAGTCTTGGTTTCGGAAAGAACTTCCCGGGCCTGGGCGCCGTATAGCGTGCCAAGGGCGGCCTCGCGGGCGACCTCAGCACCGGCCTGCACAATGGCAGCTGGAACCTCGCTGAATTCCTGCCGCACTCGCTCAGTGAGCCAGGTGTTCGCCATCAACACCGCGCGCGGCTTCTTGTCTTCGGTCGTCCATTCGGCGCCCAGCAGGCTATCCACCTGTGCGACAGTGATGAAGTCGGTCATGGGTTACTCCGCCGGCAGGAGCGCTTTCAGCTCGTCCAGGGTTGCGTCGTCATTGAAGGTGATGCCTTTTTCGGTCAGCGCAACCTTCAGCTCGGCGACCTTTTCAGCGACCTCGGCTTGATCCAGCAATACCTGCAGGTCAGGCTTCTTCGCTTTCGGGTCGAACTCGATACCTTTTACGGCCAGGACTTCGCGCAGCTTGGCGATGGGCATCTTGCCGTCTGCGTTGTTGTCAGCATCTTGCTCGGCAATCGCGTCGGCAATTTCTTGAGCGGTGCTGCGC